ATGCTTCTGGCTATGTAAAATTAGCAGTTACTCATGTAGCAAGTAACAACACATTTAGTGCTGCTGACGAACTATCAGTACATTTTTCAAGGTCTGGTAATAAAGGAGACACAGGTTCAACAGGGTCTACAGGATCTACCGGTTCAACAGGTGCTACTGGAGCTGCTGGTACAAATTCACAATTATCAATGACATTTAGCAGCTCAACTTCTGATGCTGATCCGGGTGCAGGTAAGATTGCTTTTAACAATGGTACATTATCAAGTGTTTCAGTTTTATTTGTAGATGATGCAGATGATGCTAGTGCAGACATAACTTCATTTGTACAATCTTGGGATGATGTATCTAACGCAGCAGCAAGAGGAATTGTAACTGTAACTAAAGAAGGCACACCATCTACTTATGCATCATTTAAAGTATCTGGTGCGGTAACTGATGCAAGTGGTTATACTAAAGTTCCAGTAACTCATGTAGTAAGTGCAGGATCATTTTCAAATACAGATGGTGTTGGAGTACACTTTAGTTACTCTGGTGCTGATGGTTCTGGAGATGTTACAACAGATGGAACACAAACTTTAACAAACAAAACTTTAACTTCACCTAAAATTGGTACTTCTATTTTAGATACTGGTGGAAATGAATTATTTAAACTTACTGCAACAAGTTCAGCAGTTAATGAACTAACATATGCAAATGCAGCTACAGGAAACAAACCAACATTTACTGCATCTGGTGGAGATACTAATATTGGTGTATCAATACAACCAAAAGGTTCTGGAACAGTTACTATTGATGCTTTAACTTTTCCGGCAGCAGATGGTTCCGCAAATCAAGTTTTAACAACCAATGGTTCTGGTGTTTTATCTTTTGCAGATTCTTCAGGTGGTGGCACAAGTTGGCAATCAGCAGTAAAAACTGCAAATTTTACAGCAGCTTCTGGAGAGGGTTATTTTATAAATACATCTGGTGGTGCTTTTGAAGTTGATTTACCAAGTTCTCCAAGTGTAGGAGATCAAATAGAATTTGTTGATTTTTCAAGAAACTTTGCAACAGCCAATCTTACATTAGATCAAGGTTCTGTTAAATTTCAAGGTAACGCAACATCTCCAAAACCAGTTTATAGTACAAATGGTCAAAATATTAAAATAGTTTATTCAGGTTCAACACAAGGTTGGATTCCTTTAAGAGATGATGATGTAACTTTTGAAACACCACAACCTGTTTTAACAGAGTATTTAGTTGTCGCTGGTGGTGGTTCTGGTGGTAGAGAAAGTGCTGGTGGTGGAGGTGCTGGAGGTTTATTAACTAACTATGGTGGAACTAAAATAAGTTTAACAGCCGGACAAACTTATACAGTAACAGTAGGTGGTGGAGGTGCTGCTGTAACTTCAGATATTAATGGAAATAGTGGTAATAATAGTGTTTTATCTGGAACAGGAATTACAACTGTAACTGCTATTGGTGGTGGTGGTGGAGGAAATAGAGGTGAAGATGCTGAAAATGGAGGTTCTGGTGGTGGTGGTGGTTCAAAAAGTGGAGGTGGTGCAGCAGGTTCTGGAACTTCTGGACAAGGTAATGATGGTGGAAATGGAATTAATTCTGCACCACAACATGGTGGTGGTGGAGGAGGCGGTGCTGGTGCAGCCGGTGGAAATGGAACATCTAGTGCTGGTGGTGTTGGTGGTGCTGGTTCTTCAAATTCAATAACTGGTTCAGCAGTAACTTATGCTGGAGGTGGCGGTGGTTCTACAGATCAAACTAATGGTGCAGCCGGTGCTGGTGGAGCAGGTGGTGGAGGAGAGGGTGCTTTTTCTTCTGCTGCTGGAGATGGTACAGATGGATTAGGTGGTGGTGGTGGAGGAGTTGATACTTCTTCAAGTAGTGGTGCTGGTGGAGATGGTGTAGTTATTTTAAGATTACCAACTTCAGTTTATTCAGGAACTTCATCAGGTTCTCCAACTGTTACAACAGATGGAACAGATACAATAATTAAATTTACATCAAGTGGGAGTTACACAGCATAATGGCACATTTTGCAAAATTAATAGTAGGAAATATAGTTGAAAGAGTTGAAGTAGTATCAAATGATGTTGCAACAACTGAACAAGCTGGAAGAGATTTTTTAAACAATCTTTACAAAACAAATGATCTTTGGTTTCAAACTTATAAAGATGGAAGTTTAAGAAAAAATTTTGCTGCAATAGGTTATAAATATGACCAATACAAAGATGCTTTTATTTCACCTAAACCCTATAATAGTTGGATATTAAATGAAACAACTTGTTTATGGGAAGCACCTATTTTAAAACCACAATTAACAACTGAACAAGAATCACAAAATGAAGCTAAAACTCATAATTGGTCTTATGCTTGGAATGAATCAAATACATCTTGGGATTTAGAAAATAGTTTAGTATAAAAATTTTTTTATTTTTGTGTTATTGATGAAAGAACCTATTATATCAGGAATATTTCCAACACCTATTTATATGACAAATATGGATAGACCATTTACAAAACAAGAATTACAATTTGTAAAAAATCAAAAAAATTATTGTCAAAAAAATGCTGGCAATATTAATTCAAAAGACAATTACATTTTAAACAATAAAGAATTTAAAAACATAAAAAAATTTTTAGATCAATGTTGTAAAGATTATTTAAAAAAAATTATATGTCCAAAAAATAAAATTGATATTTATATTACTCAATCTTGGTTAAATTATACAGAAAAAAATCAATTTCATCATCAACACTCTCATCCAAATTCAGTTGTGTCAGGTGTATTTTATTTTAATTGTGATAAAAAAATGAAAAAATTTTATTTTCAAAATCAAATAGTTATCAACAAATAAGACCAGAAATAGAAAGTTATAATTTATGGAATAGTGAAACATGGTGGTTTAGTATTGGTAAAGGTGAACTAATCATGTTTCCTTCTAATACAATTCATCAAGTTGAAACTAAATCTGGTAATAATACTAGAATAAGTTTAGCTTTTAACACTTTTTACAAAGGAACTTTGGGTTTAAATAACCAATTAACAGAATTGATATTAAAATAAAAAATGATATAAAAAAGTTGCGAGTGAGTATTGCCTCTACACCACATACTCACTTGCTTAATTATGGTTAAATATTATGAAATTTATTCTTATGCTTTCAGTATGTTCATTTGTTACAGGGGAATGTAAAGACCCAATTACTTATGGTCAAACATTTGACACTTGGAAAGATTGTGCCATAGTAGCTTTAGATACAAGTATAAAATATTTAGAAGCTATGGATATTAATACAGTAAATGAACTTCAGTTATCAACTCAATACAGTTGTAAACCACAAGATACAATATAATGCCTAAAAATATTGCACTTCAAAAAATAGAATCACACGAAAAACTTTGTCGTATTATGCAGAAACAAACTCATCAAAAAATTAACAATATAGAATCAGAAATTAAAGATATTAAAAGACATATGTATTATGCTATGTCAGCTATTATAGGTGGGATGTTTACAATTATAGTTATATTATTTCAAAAACTTTAACTTTAAGGTCTTTATGGCTAGAAGAAAAAAAGCAACTACTGGTCTAATAAGCGAAATGAAAGCACAGATTGAACTAGCAAAAGATCCCAATATCCTTGTATTTACACCTCTTGGCGGTCTTGGTCCTGTAGATATTGTTACTTTAAATATGACTACAGGTGAGTATACTGGTTATGATGTTAAATCAAAAAATTATAGAAAAACAGATTATACAGCTAAAGATGGCTATAGAAGAAAAAGAATTGGCTCACTAATATCAAGAGGAAGAACTAAAGAACAAATCAAACTAAAGGTAAAAATAATATATGCAAAGTGATAATTCATTGGACATAATCAACGAATATAAAGAGCAAGTTAGAATACTAAAAGGTCAGATAGCAGAGCTTGAAGATGCTGGTAAATCTAAAGATGCGGCTAATAAAAGATGTTTGCAAAAACTAGAGTTCTGTAATAAAGATTTAGATGATGCTTTATCTAAAATTAAACAGTTAGAAGAAGATAAGAAAGATTAATATGTTGCCATATAATTTATTATTTAAAATAGGCTCTAAAGCTGTAGGAAGTTTTATGACTAAACGAGCAGAGAAAAG